TGAAGAACTTTTCCTCACCATCGAAAGGATCGACAATGAAGTAATGTCCCTTATCCACCTTCTGCTCAGCTTCCGCCAACTCCACCTGTGCGGGGTTTGGTGCTTTCAACTGTGCAGGCTCGCCAACCTTGAGAGGCAGCAACTTGAGAGCAGCCAGGATAAGATTGACTTCCTGGTTAGTCGCGTTCTCCAATGCAAGCGGCGTGTTCAGCCATGCTCGCAGTTCAGGAGAAGCTAGCTCACTATTCAAGTCGCGCTTCTCTGCCAGTTCAGTCATGTACTTGACTTGCGCGGGGGATGCCATTAGTCATTCACCACCTTCCATCCAAAACTCTCCCACCTTGCGACAGTAGGGAGTTTGGTTCCTGTCAGTATGACCCGTCTTGCAATGTAAGGATCACCACTGTGAATCCCCTTTGAATCTTGTGAAGTGTGGGGCCAACACTGGTCGTACCTCAGCATATCGAAAGGAAACTGATAGTTCCCCTCGACAATGAACGTGTGAAGTTTAGGCATCCTCGTCCTCTCCGAAGATTTCGTCCTGACACTTCTGACACAGACCCGAGATACGATACTCACGTCGTGAGATTTCGTTCTTGAAGTCTGCCATGACTACAGGCTTACCACAGCCAAGCGGCGGCTGGATACACTTGTTGTCATGGATCGCAGTAGTCCTACCTGAGATACCCTCCAAGAACTTCTCAATCTCAGGAGCCTTCTTAGTAGGCTCAGCCATTCGTGTTGCCTCCGTTTCTTTGTGTTTCAGTTGAAGGTGCAGTAGGTTGAGAGCAAGCTAGTCAATCACCTTGCGCTTAGGCATATGATTGACTAGCTTGCTCGTTGTACTAGACCAGTTCGGCCTCGATAGCAGCCTCAGCCTCGTCCTCGACCTCGACAGTACCGTTAGCGGTAGTCTCAGCGAGAACAAGTGCCACGCGAGTCTTGATAAGGATGAACACGTGACCATCGCGGTTCACGATGTCAACGGCATCCTCCATCTCAAGCCTCTTAGCAGCGTTGCTAAAGCCCTGATAGAGAGTGGTAGCAGACTTCTCAGAGAAGTCAACCGGCCAAGTCTCAGCGACGTCCACACCAGCCTCGTCCGACTCGTAGACTTCCATCAGCCTCTCGTCGTAGATGCCCTTGGTGCGCTTCTTCGCCATCAGACCCTTGATCTGTTCAGGGGTAAGTCCCATGTATTTCACCACCTTTCATGCGGGGGTTGCCTTACTATCTACAGAGTACACGACACGTGGACGCTGAGATGTAAGGAATTTGTAAAAGGATCAAGCCTACCGTTCCCGTAGTCCGGTCACGCTCGTTTGTTTTGTGACCATATAGGGCGTGGTAGGCTTGAATGGGAGCCGGAGGATTTGAACCTCCACGTGTTAGCCACGACAGCGGGGTTACAGCCCGCTACATTATCCAGTTCTGTCAGACTCCCGTGTTATTCACCTGTGTCAGACTTCCATACAAGCCTGTTACACATGGAGCACCGGCGCTCAAAAGGCCGCACAGGAGGATCGCACTTAGCGACAGTCTCTCTACCCTCCATTGGTAGACCACAAGGCTTATCACTCAGCTTTGCGATCTGCTCCGCATACCACAGCTTGTCATTCACTGGTATCACCAGTCCCGTCGTGGATGAAGCTTGTGAGCTTGACCATCTCAGGTCTACCAGGCTTGAACTTGATGTCCACGCTACCAGGATTCTCTTGTGTCCTGGCGAAGATGATCGTGGCAGCTTGGCGCAGGATCTCATTCTCACGATTCTTCTTCTTCTGCGCCATGACGATTTCACCTAGTTCCTTGTTCAGTTGACGCCTCTCAGATTCACGCTTAGCCCACTCGACCCTCTCACGATTGGCCTCATTGAACTTAGCCTTGAGACTATCGTAACGAGGGTCAAGCTTGTTGACGAGAGTGAAGCCTCCGGTATCAGGGTCGTAACCGATAGCCTCCACTTCCATCTTAGGCTCGAAGATCACCAGTTGTGACAGATACGCGATCTTCTCGGGAGTCAAGTCAGGCCACCGATACCAGCCAGTCTTGAGGTTGCTGTGGCAGTAGCCATGAACGGCTAGGACACCACCGATCTTGTACCACTTGTCGTTGGGTACTGGCCCTGATTCAGTCATGCCTTGATGATCCCTTCGTTGATGAGGTGCTGCTTGAACTGATCGACCACTGACTGGTTGCTACCCTTGAAGCCATAGGTAGCCTTGACATGCGCGATAATGCTTCTACCGCTGCTATGCCGCATCCCTAGCAGTTGCAGCTTACAGGCGTGGTACTGTGCTAGCTGCTGAAACGCCGCAATCTGGTCAGGCGTGTCAAACACTTGGATACCACTGTTTGCGTTGTAGCTGTCTTTCACTTGAGGTTCACTCCTTGTCGGATTAGGTGCTGCCTTATGTCAGCAGCAATCTCTCTAGCGGTTCGGTGGATTGGGCTTGTGTGATCTGCGCCACAGCCCATGCAAACGATGTCACCAATCGCGTTGGGCACTTGTGCGAGCTTTCCGTTGTAACGCTCCAGCCGCAAGTGTCGCAGGTTAGGACAGGTAGTGCTCTGTTGTGAGAGAGACATCCTTCTCCTTACGCTGCGCTGCGATGTTCTGACGCAGGCTTGTCCTGTTGTGAGGCTTATATCTGTCCTTCCACATACGATCGAAGTGGTAAGCCATCAGGTAACGCTCGCTGTCGTATGCGAAGTCTGTGTAGACCTTGAACACCATGCTTGCCACTCCTTTCGTTGTGTTTGATTTTGCGCTCAGTAGGTAGGCGTGGCTGCCGTTACCGTTGGTATGGCAGGTTCTCTGACGCCTCGTTGTGACAGTAAGCAGCCCCCATCGGGATTCAAACCCGAATCTCCGCTCGAAACAGTCGAGTAGTCAGTTAGTCAGACTGACCTTGGATTTATGAGAGTGACTAGCTCCGCTACCAACGGCGCTCTATCCTTGAGCTATGGGGGCATGATAGCCAAGTTGTCAACTTAGCTAAGAAATCTCATGGCCCTTACTGTGCCCTACTGTGCTGCATTTGTTACCGCCAGCCAGACTTGCGTAGCTGGGCTTGTGCTTCCGTTGCGGAAGTGTATTGCCTGTGTGAGAGAGTTGAGTGCTTGTCCTTGATAAAGACAGCACCGGACTTGTAGATGTTGCAGGTATAGCCAGTACCCACCTTGTGCATCACCTTGCAGGGCTTCTCTCTCATGGTTGGCTATGCCTTGTTGTTGCGCTTGGCCTGCCGGATGGCCCACGCCATGCGCCAGTTCTTGATGTTGCCCTTGAGGACACCGCGCGTGTAGATGGCCTGCGCGTCGTTGTGGACGTACATTTGTAAACCCTCCTTTGTTGACACCTAGCGGTGCTCACTAGGCTTGTCAAGCTAGCCTGAGGCCGATTACGTTGAGTATGCTTTCATAGGGGAGTACCAGAGGCTCTCGTGATGAGCTTGGCCCGAACTAATCGCCTTTCACGTTGGAAGTCAGACTAGCTTGACGAGCCTAGTAAAGCGGCTCGTTGATGAATGTTGCGGGGCGAAGCAGGAAGGTACGCCTGTCACCTACAAGCTTGCGGGTCTTGATGTAGTTCTCACAAGACCCACGGCTGCCCCAATGGACAGTCATGTAAGCTTGCACGTTCATATCCCAGACGATGACAGACATTCACTTCCTCCTTACATGTGGTTTCTAGCGGACGTAATCCTCGCGCCGGTTGTACGTGGGCACACGAACGATGTTACCGTTCATGTAAGTAGTGGTAGGCGTGGTAGCAGGCTCGGGCTTGATGAACGCCGGCTGTGAGATAGCGACCATCTCGGCGCAGTAGAGGTTCATGTAGTGCGAGCTACCCGGCTCGATATCGAAGCCTTCCACCGTAGACGACGGATCGAAAAGCTGATCCTTCGTGACATACGACTTGGTATCGACACCATACCGAGTGCGCGCAATCTTGGCGACCCAGTTGCGATTCGCGTAAGACTGGAAACGAAGCTTGCGGCCATTTGCGAGCTGGCTGGCAAGCCAAACAGCGGTGTCCTTCGTGATCGTGAAGGACTTGCGCTGCGACGGATGAAGCAGGGGCATGTTTGTTTAGTTCTCCTTCTTGTTGTTGGTTTGTAAAGCGACCCTATGCAAGATAGCAAGGGTTTGTAAAGCACACGGCCATTGTGGGATTTGAACCCACGCGGGTATTCATGCCGCGCCATCCTCACCAAGCGTAACCAGCGTTACCCATAGGGATACTGGATATCTTGGGTCTTGGTAGAATACAACCGTGTGCTTTACAAACCCTTACGGGTTTGCTACTTCTTGGCTGCGGCGAGAAGTGCCACACCAAGCGAGCCGAGATTGCTCTGCTTGGGATGTTGGATCGCCGCTTTGATCTTCTTCTGAGACACGATTTTACTCCTTCCTTCCATTGAAGTCAACTGCGTCAAGACAAGCGAACGTGTGTTCGCCTTGCGCAGGGGCCACTTAGATTTTCTAGACAGCGCCTCTGCAACGCGAACGTATGTTCGATCGCCCGGTTTTCATACTACACTTACTACAACTACTACTTAGTTATATATAGCTATTTCTAGTTATCTCCTTTTTCCGGGGGAGCAGACTTTCAGAGTTTCAGAAGTGCCAATCTTGACAACACCAAAACCCCCCATTTGCAGGGATTTTGGCACGTGGATTGGATCGTTCCTTACACCACCTTTACAATCTGTTCGACTGTTCTAAGGTGGTGTTCGTACCAGAGCTGGCTTACGCCCGGTACGCGACCACTTCTGTGTCTGTGACGCCGTTGTAGAACACGTAGCCATTGGGCATCGTTCTGACCAGTCCCTTGCGGGATCTGCGCTTCGTACCCTGCTTGCCCTCGAAGCGACCGAACTGAGCGGGCTTGACTTGTTGATTCTCAAGTCTTGCTTCACCCGCAACCCTTACCAGGGCGTTCGTCTTAGGCGCCCTATGCTTGACCGGCGCCATCAGATCACTTATCTGACTTACTGTGAGTCCCATTACCTCACCTCCTTCCTACTAACTACATAGTGCCTTACTCCACACTTTTCAAGTGTATGGAGTTTGTAAACTGCAAGTCTTATCTGCTCACCTGTGCCTTACGGTATTTTGTCCGTTTATGGGGGCTTCACCCGTCCCCGAGGAAGGCTACCGATTTATCACAGACTTCAGACCACAACCCGATTGGCGCCTTACAGGGCATTACGTGGATTTTGACTTGCAGTTTACAAGCGCCATGCCTGAAAAGCATGCTTTGCACGCTCTCACTTGCTTACTAACTACATAGTGCCTTACTCACTCCATCTCAAACGTAAGGAGTTTGTTAGGTGCAACACGGGGCTGCGCTATCTCACGTATCCCAGCCTTATGTGGCCGGCCATCTGTGGACGCACGCGGTTATCACAGCGTGTTGTCTTGCACCTAACAAGCGCCTTGCGCTTGCCTTACTACACTCCATAGTGCCAGTCAGCTTGCGACTGAAATGTATGGAGTGTGTTAGTGTCTGTCGCGCTTGCGCCAGATACCAACTTGCGCGTAGATCCCTACTGCCAGTGTTACTGGCAGCCAGAATCCAACCCACGCCCATACAAACGTGGGGCTTGCGATCCAAGCCAAACTTTTCACCTCCTGTGCTTGCCTTTACTTGCGGGGGGCGTTTGTTCGGGCTTGCACTATTCAAGGTAGCCGGCGGCCTGTACACTCAAATGTAAGGAGTGTGTGAAGTCGCGAATCTCATTTCACGACATCCGATTCACGACAAAAATGTCGTGTATCGGGCAGGCTAGGTAGCCGGCCACCTAATCGCGCACACGACTAATCGCGCACACGACTAATGCAGGACACGACTAGTCCACGTGGCGCATACGCGCCCCGTGTCCTACCGTACCCTCCAGGGCGTATCCTCTCGCCCTGCACACTCCAAGGTACGCCTACCCCCCGAATCCCAAACGTAAGCATAGTATGAAATCTCGCCTAACAATCTCATCACGTAGGCAATGCCTACAATGCCTCTGTAAGGCTCTGTAAGCCTCTGTAACGCGTAGCACCCCCCAAGTGGCACTAGTTGACTCTAAACCGCTCGCAGGCGTTTTACCTGCAAATGGGCACTATTTGGGGCGTGTCCCACGTGACGTATGCAGGACACGTGGAATCGACACGTGACACGCCCTATGCACGTGTCACGCCCACGTCAGGTACGCTGGAATCTCACCAATCGAGTCGCGCCCCACGCGGGGCGCGGGAATGGAGTACAGCAATGGACATGTTTGAATCAGTCAAGCGGCAGGCGCGGCTAATCGCCCGTGTCAATGCTGCCGCGTGTCCCACGCCCACGTGGGCAATACCGTCCACGTCGGACACGTCACGTCAGGTGTACGCGCCCGTGTCCACACTGGACACCTGGACGCCCACGTACACGCCCACGTGGACGCCCACGCCCCACGTGGACGAGTCGCGCCCCACGCGCCCTGCACGGTACGACTGGATGCCTGGACGCCTGACGTGGACGCCTGGACACGCCCGTATGCAGCGCTGGACGGTACGCGCCTACCTGGACATCGTGAACCGTGAACGTGTCGCGCTACTGGACGCAATCGAAGCGGCAGACAAGCGCTACCTGGACGCCAAGCGGGGTGGGCGTGTCGCAGCTGCATACGCCCGTGCAGGCATCGTGCAGCCCACGCGGGACGGGGCGTGGGACGAATGGTCGCAGCCGGAGGTGATAAACGCCCGTGAGACACGCGCCGCTGAGCGTGGGCGTGGACACGTCAAGCGCGCCCCAAGCGCTGCACGTGTCACGTCACGTGACGCCCATGGTGACCCGTGGGCGCTGCGCAATCTGACGACCGTGGGACACGCGACGCTACCGGGCGTCACGCGCTACGGCATGGACGCAATGGACGCAATCCTCACGCGCCCAATGCTCGCAACCTACCGTGTCCTGCATACCGCACCGTGGGGCGTGGACATTCACGGGGCGTACCCTGGACACGCGAAGTGGGGAGAGTACGTGCCGCGTGTCGCGCCCGTGGACGCGCCCACGTGGGGCGCCATCCTGCCTGTCCACGTGGACGAGGATACGCCCACGTCAGACACGCCCACGTCAGGTGTCACGCCCACGTCGGATGTCCAACGCTACGCGGCGATCCTGGGCGTAGCTGATCCGACGGCCGCGCAAGGGTAGACGCCCTACACGTGACGCGCCCTACACGGGGCGCGTCACGTGGGCGTAGGTGGTCGACCACCTGCCCAAACCGCCTGCATACTATGCATAGAGACTGTATAGTATGCAGGCGGCCGGCTAGGGGGAACCGTTCTTTTAAATGTACCGCACAAAAATAGGTTTGCAAACACGTCACACGTTAGATTACTCAGATGTGCATTTGTCCCACAAAATCGGTACTCAGTCAAATCAGAAAAAGTAGTCTGCTACAATGCCCGCAGCCAGATCGGAGGTTACCTCATGCCTACAGACGACACACCAGACACACCCGACGATTCCACACCACTCAACTTTGGCCCCACAGATCCCGAAATCAAAGCCATGCGTGAAAACTACGCAAAGGCTCTGCAAGAGGAGTTTTCTCGCGAGGACGAACAAACCAGCATTTCCCACCTCGACGACCCCATCAGTAACGTTGACAAGTACACACGGAAGTTCTTCCGGCAGAACCTCCCAGATGCGGCAGCTCAGATCGTTTGGTTGAGTGCCAATTCTTCCTCGGATTCCATCAGGCTGCGAGCTTCCACGTTTATCGTGAAAGAGGCGCTTGAGGATGCTCGCCTGGAAGGTGATCCTATCAAGGATCTGCTATCCTCTCTACAAATGACACCCACCGCAGACGAGACATCAGACAAATAAGGAGGCACCATGATCTTCAAGCATGACGAAACGCCTGAGCCGACACCCACACCTGAGCCTGAGCCGACACCCGAACCCACTGATCCTGACGACGAGTGACTACCCCTGTTGTGACACCAGCGTCACCCGCTGTGAAGTTCAGCCTCGTAGTTGGCCTCAGTGACATCGCGCTTGTCGTGATCGCGGTGTTTGTTGTCCTGGCGTACTTCAACGGTTGGGGCTAGAAACACCCCTCTTCATGGCAGACGCAGTAAGCGGAGCAGAACCAGGTATATCTGCTAAAGCCCTATACGAGAAAGTAGGCTTCAAGCCTCATTCTACGGGCCAAACAGATTACTTGTACAGCAAAGCACGGTTCAATGCTCCGTGTTGTGGTCGGCGCTGGGGTAAAAGCCAAGCAGCAGGCCACCGTATGACGTTCAAAAGCTTCATACCTGACAGTTGGAACTGGATCGTCGGCACAAGTTACCGAATTGGGGAGAAAGAGTTTAGAGTTGTCTGGAATGACTACCAAAAACTCGATCTTCTGCGATATTGCAAGAAGGCTTACAGTCAACACCAGGGGGATATGTACATCAAGACCCCTTGGCAAAGTACCATCATGGTAGTGAGTGCCGACAATCCAGACTCCCTACTAGGAGAGGGTTTGTCCCACGTCATCATGAGTGAGGCCGCTAAACACAACCGAGCTACGTGGGAACAATACATCGAACCAGCCCTCTCCGATTTGCGCGGATCATGCGACTTTCCCTCTACACCACAGGGTTACAACTGGTTCCACGGGTTGTACATGCTGGGACAGTTACATACGATCGCGCCCCCGACAACCCCAAATCAAACTCTCAATAGAGAGAACGCCACGAAGTACAACACAGCGCAAGACTACAGGAGTTGGCAGTTTCCAACATGGGAGAACTCAGTCAGGTATCCAGGTGGTAGGGATGATCCTGAAATCCTACGTGTTGAGAAAACCGTCAGCCCCATCTGGTTCGACCAGGAGTACGGGGCCAAGTTCACAGCCCTCACAGGAAGCATCTACGAAGAGTGGAGCGAAGATACACACGTCTACGGACACGAAGAGGATTCCCTGAACGAGCGCTACAACCCCGCGTATACAAATCATCTAGCGATGGACTACGGATTTAACAATCCTTTTGTCGCGCTAGATATCCAAATCGACCCTCGCTCCAACACGTGCTTTGTATGGCGCGAGTACTACATGGCACACCAGTCTACCCTTGAACATGCCTACCACTTGCGTGACAGGTTGAATCCCAACGGCTACACCATTGATTCATGTTGGGGTGACCCACGTGGCGCAGATGAGGCGGCTATTCTAGGTCAGGTGTTCAAGTTCCCAGCTTCACAAGATGTCAGGTGGAAGCTGGCTGTCGAACAGATCAAGCGTATGCTGTCAGACAGGCCACCAAAGATTCGCGTCCACAAGTCCTGCACTAACCTCATCCGGCAGATGAACAACCTGCACGTGAAAGAGGTTGGTAAGAACGCCAAGTACGACCTCAACGAGTTGGCAGGTGATGGCAATATCCAGCACAAGATCGACGACCACGCTTGTGATGCATTGCGCTACTTCATTGGGCCTTGGTTCGTAGATGGCGCCGGTACGTCCGTTGCTGACATCTATGGCGAGATGTACACTGGTAGTGAATCTGAGGACTTCTTTACTCTGAATCAGAGCATGACGCTGGATTCAGAAGATGTCTTTAGGGTCAGGCTGTAGTGGCTGATACAAATAGGCCCCTCTTGCTTGACCTGTTCTGTGGTGTTGGTGGGGCTGCAAAGGGTTACCACGATGCGGGTTTTGACGTGATTGGAGTAGACCGTTACCTTCAACCAAACTACCCGTATTCTGCACTCGTCCTGCATGATGCGCCTGCCACACTACGGCGGCTGCTCACAGATCCCACCGAGACTATCACGCCTAACCACCCTATCACTGGTAAAAGTAAAAAGCGCAGCTACAAGCTGAGCGACTTTACCGTGATCCATGCAAGTCCACCCTGCCAGCACTATAGCATTACGGCAGACCAAAACGGGAATCGACATTTGCACCCTGACCTGTTACCAGTAGTACGTGACTTGCTCCAACAAACTGGCAAGCCCTACATCATTGAGAACGTGATGTGGTCGCCACTAATCAAAGAACAGACCATCCTCCTGTGCGGGGTTTATTTTCACGAGTCCCACAATCTCAGGGTGATTAGGCATAGGCTCTTTGAATCCGATGTTCCACTGGTAGCCCCTCCACACATGTCACGATGGGAGCATCCGTTGTGTGTCACGTGGAACAAGCGCCACAACCACTACGGGAAGTTGGATCAGTGGAAGGATTACGTGACTGTCGTGGGTGGCGGTACTTGCCGGTTTGACGCGGCTAAGGATGCAATGCAGATCCCGTGGGCTAGGAAGAAGCGCGAGCTGAACGAGGCTATCCCGCCGGCGTACACAGAGTACGTTGGTAAACAACTCCTACAGGTTGCAGCGTAATGCCTCTCTTCCCCCGCAGAAATAACAAGAAGCCACAAGTCGCTGGATCGCAGCAGGCTATTGCGCGTGGTGTCGGCACCAAGACGGGCACTACGTACAAGGCGGGTAGTACAGCTCTAGCTCAGATTCCGCGTCCCAACCTGGACAGCGAACTTGGCTCTAGTATTCCTGTTCGCATCATTGACCAGGTACCTGAGCTTACCACACCATACCAGCGTACTCTAGCTTACACACGGATGATGACTGACGCTGGAGTTGACATGAGTGTTAGGGCTATCAAGACTCCTGTGCTTGGCGCAGAATTCTTCATGGAGCCGTATAGCGACTCTCCACAGGATCAGTTGATTTCCGACTTTATATGGGACAATCTCGCAGGTGGCATGAGTGCTCCCTTCCTCAATAGTCTTGAGGATATCCTGCATTTCTTTGAAGATGGATATTCCATCATTGAGAAGGTTTACGAGAACCGTGTCTGGTCGCCAAACGCCAAGGGTGCGAATACTCGCCAGTACACCATGCTCAAGAAGCTTGGCGTAAGGCCGGCGCCTACCATCAAGGAGATAGATTACGACAACAATGGTGGGCCTAACAAGATCATTCAAAACGCTGTTCAGTCGGACGGCTCGGTTGTCGAGAAGGCGCTAGATGTCTCGAAAGTGATGGTGTTCACGTTTGGCAAGACTGGCGGGGATCTGACAGGTAAGAGTATCCTCCGCACAGCCTACAAGCATTGGTACTACAAAGATCACTTCTACAAGATTGACGCAGTTCAGAAGGAACGCCACGGCATCGGTATCCCACGTGGAAAGCTCGGGCCTGCTGCAACTGCACAGGACAAGGTGGCTCTCCGCACAGCCCTCCGCAATTTGAGGACTAACGAGGAAGCTTTCATCATCGAGACTCCCAACGTTGAAGTGGACTTCGTGGAGTTGAAGGGTATGACGGTGGATGCGCTGGAAAGCGCCGGTCATCATAACATGATGCTTATGATGAACATTATGGCTGCATTCCTAGCGCAAGGTTCCGGGCCGGGTGGGGCCACTGGCTCAGGTGGCAGGTCTACCGGAGCTACGGGTGCTGACCTGTTCATGAAGTCTTTGAAGTATGTCGCGAACAACATTTGCCAGCACATCAATATGTATCTGGTGCCTGAGTTGGTAGTGTGGAACTTCCCCACTACTAACTTCCCACGGCTGAGGGTACGCAACATCGGTGAGACACGTGACCTACAAATGCTCGGTGCGGCTCTAGCGAATCTGCTAGCACAGCAGGGGATTACGATGGACGATCCCACAGAGAACTGGATTCGTCAGGTCTTTGATATGCCTGCTAAGCAACCTGGAGCTGTACCCACAACGGCGCCGCACACCGCAGGTGCGGTTAATGGCACAGGGGGTGAAAGCAGGGCCACACCCCCTGTGCCGCCGTTGAACACCCAGGCCCCCGGAAATGGCAATGTGCAAAAAGGCGCAATTACTCCAAACGCGATCAAAACGGGAAACGTAGGGAAAGGGCCACAACAGGGTCAATAGGCCGATGAAGTGAGTACAACAGTAACCGAAGTAGTGACTGGTGAGGAAATCACCGTCTTTGGTGCTGGGGATTACTTCACTAAAAACGGGCATCTGTACTTCATTCTCGATTACATGAACGGTGGCTTTGTGATTGAGAATTGTGAAACGCTTTACTCGCATCCGGTTGGCTTTGAGTTCATGCATCCCAAGGCAACTGTCAAGTGGATTGCGAATGATACTGCATACAGGCGTTCTAGGTTGACTCGGAGGGAGGTTAAATGCTAGAAGCGGCAGTAGTTGATGTACCGACGCTGGACGGTGGAAACGAAGTGTGGGTAGAAGCTCTGCCTGCTCGCACCTTCCATACCCCGCAGTATGGGCCTGTTGAAGTCACGAAAGACAAGATTGCTCGCATGATTCAGAACTTCAACAAGCGTGTTCGTGGTCAGGATATTGCAACTGACTTCGATCATGGGATGGATCGTGCTAAGGGCAATATGGCTAGTGGCTGGTTTAGGGAGTTCGCCATGAAGCCTAGCTCTGATGATCCCACACAGGCTAGTCTCTTTGCACGTATCGAGCTGACAAGCGATGCTGCGAAGGAAATCAAGGACAAGAAGTGGCGGTACTTCTCGTTGGAGTGGATGGACGATTGGCTTGACAACAACGGCATCAAGCATTTCGATGTCATCACTGGTGGAGCTTTCACCAACAAGCCAGTCGCGAAGAACATTCTCCCCATCAACTTTAGCGAGGCCATGTGGGATGAACTGGACTACGAGGAAAAGAAGCAGTTTGCTGTCTGGAGCACATCCTTCATCAATAACTTGCCTGATGGTGCTTTCTTGTTTGTCGAGTCTGGTGGGAAGAAGGATTCAGATGGTAAGACTGTGCCTCGTAGTTTGCGACACTTTCCGTATAAGGGGCCAGATGGCAAGATCGACTTGCCACATCTTCGCAATGCGATTGCGAGGATTCCACAGTCCGGTATTAGTGCAGCAAAGAAAGCTTCTCTACAAGCCAAGGCACGTAGGCTGTTAGGGGGTGCTAGTAAAGCGATGGCAGAAGGAAACACAGCCGTAGCCGATGCTTTCGAGCTTCTAGTGAGAGAAGGCTACGAAGTGCTTTCACCTGATGCACCTGAGGTTACAGACCCCACAGGTGAAAGCAAGGAGTACGAGCACTCGGAGCCTGGTACTGGTTCACCACCTGCCCCTCGTAAGGATGAGGACGGTAGTGATGATCCTGCCATTCAACAAGGATGGCGTAGGAGTACACCGCCAGACCAGACGATCCCAGCGGGGCCAGACAATCCTAGTAGTTCTACTGTCCCTGCAACAACGACTACACAAGTGGAAGGAGGTAATATGACGCCTGAGCAGGAGTTCGAGCTTAGGAACGTCTTGGGTATCTCCGTGGACGCCGACATCATCGAGGCTTCCAAGCTTCAACTCGGTGAGCTGACTGAGCTACGTCGCAACGTGGACGCAGTTACTCAGGAGCGGAAGTTTGCGGAAGAGTATCCCGCGTACTGGCAGGAGCACAACAAGCTGATGGAGCGCGACAGGGACAACAGCGCACGTCAGTTCAGTGAGTCCATTCAGCGTGTTCGTAAGGCTGAGGGTTACGGACTCAAGGAGACTCAGAAGGGTCTGTCGTCCATGAGTATGACGAAGGTTGCAGAGCTTCACAAGCATTTCAGTGAGGGTACTGCGACTCTCGAAGAGTACGAGGACGTCATTCGCACTATCGTCAATGGTGGAATTGTCGAGTTCGGTGAAATCGGCACTTCCAACAGTGGTGACGAGATTCCGATCGTTGACACGACTACCGCTGGTGGCATCGCTGGTGCTCGCAAGGTGTTTGCGGAAGTCGTTGGCAAGATCCAAGCTGAGAATCCCGAGTGGGATTACGTCAGGTGCATGAGTGAAGCCAGCAAGAAGCATCCTGATCTTGCAGAAGCTTACTCTGTTGCACTTCCTGGTTAACCACAACTGTCACGTAAAGGTGGTGATATAAATGGCGGCAACTGGAAACTTCGTGATGGACAAGGGTTATCGTGCTGCGGTGCCGATCACCAAGTTCAGAGCTGTGAAGTTTTCTGCGCCTGAGACTGTGACTCCGGTAACGGCGATCACAGATGAAATCGCGGGTGTTGCACAGTTCAGCGTTTCTGCTGCTGAGCTTGCACGTGGTAAGGGTACTAACGTGCGCCCGATGGGACAGACTGAGATGGAAGCGTCAGGCCCGATTCCGCTCAACAGTCCCGTCACGATTACCGCAACTGGTACGGCTGCTGCGGCTGCGGCAGGTGCTCGCGTGATTGGTGTTTGCGTGGGTGCTGCTGCTGTCAATGCTGGTGATCGTTGCACGGTTCGTTTGTCTGTCGCTGGTGCTCTTTCTCCCTAACAACTGAGAGGTGGTGAGATGTACGATCCAGGTACCCTATACCAAGATCCGATTCTAACCAACTTCTCGGTTGGATACAAGGATCAGGGACTCTACGGAGACAGGATCTTTCCTGTAACTCCTGTTCGCACACAGTCGGGTAGGTACCGTGTGTTCGACAGGTCGAACTGGCTCATCTTCGAGTCTGCACGTGAGCCTGGTGCGGTGGCAAACGAGATCCTCGGTGCCAAGTGGAGTGAGGATACGTTCTACACCCGCGAGCGTTCTCTCCAGGTTCCGATCTATGACGAAGAGCGTCAGCAGCTCACGTCACAGGGTGGTCTTGCAAACGCCGTGTTTGGTGGCGCATTGCAGATCGACCCCGAACTGGATGCTACTGCACTTGCCACACGTAGCATCCTGCTTGACCTTGAAAGCAAGGTGTCAACGTTGGTGCGTGACCCGGCACAGTATGGTGCTAGCAACAAGATCACGCTGTCCGGTGCAAGCCAGTGGGACAACTACACTGGTGGTACTGCATCTACCAGTAACCCGATTAACGACATCATGGTTGCCATGCGCGCCGTGTATGCCGCGACTCTGCGGTACCCCAACACGATCATCATTCCTGCGTTGGGTATGTCGTACATCGAGAATCACCCGCGTGTCGTGGATCGTTTCAAGAACTTCTCGCTGAGCATTCCCGATGCGTTCCGTTCGTTGACTGGTTTCGACGGTCAGGTTCTTACTGTGGATTCCGTGTACAACTCAGCGAACAACATCGACGCCTCGATCAACGTTCAGTCCTTCTGGGGCAAGGACGTGTGGGTCGGTATTGTCGATCCTGGGCTGGGACTCAATCAGTTCACGTTCGGTAAGACGTTTGCTCAGTTGTATCCCGATGGTTCTACACGCCCGACTGATCGTTGGCGTGAAGAGCCTCGCAAGGCAGACCTCGTTCGTGTGTCGATGAAGTACGACCTCAAGGTTGTCTCTGCTGGTGCAGGTTACCTCATCAGCACAGCATTCAGCCCGACCGCCTTCTAACGAAGGGAGTGAAACAGCATGGCAACGTATTACGCATGGAGTAACTTCCCCGTAGAGAAGAACGAGTGGGGACAGACTACCAAGACCATCGAGGTTGGTGAGAAGGTTACAGCATCCGATCTTGGTGTGACTGACGAAGAGTTCGAGGAAATGATCGAGACAGGAGTTGTCAGTGAGGAAGAGTATCCCGACATTCCTGATAGTGTTTCACCTGCTGAGTACGAGAAGGAACAGCTCGCTCGTTCGGCAGTTGTTGAGGAACTGAGGATGCACGTGGAAGAGGGTCAGAGCATCGAAGAGGGTCTTGACGAAGCTGCCGCAAAGAGAGCAGGAGCGCGTAAGGCTGCGGAGGCTACCGTAGATCCTAACAAGCTGGGCACATCTGCTGCTGATGACCCTACCAAGGGTCAGGGTCAAGCACAGTCTCAGAGCAAGGCCGCACAGAGCAAGTAAGACTCTCCCCACTCCCTGTGCGGCCTTTGGGATACCAGGGGCCGCACAAAAGGGTCTATTGTGTATGACTGTGAGTAAGCCAGTTAATTGCAATAGTCTCTAGATAAGGCGTAATGAGCAGCGAACAATGAATGGAAGGTTGGAGCGTTCGCAAACGGCAAATACCGTTTGCTTATGCTTGCCTATTTTTAGGAGAGGTGGAAATGGTTAAGATTGTCCATCCACACAAGGGCAAGACGCCTTTGGTCACAACCACGAAAGGGTAGTGATATAGGTGATTGTCTCATTCAAAGATTTTGAACTAGAACCACGGTACGATGGCACTCAGTGGACGAAGGTGAACATTTTTGAGGCAGCACTCGTCGATGCCAATGACGTAACAACTGAGTGGAATCTGATTGATTCCCAGCAGATCGACATGCCTATCACAGATCCGTCAGATCCACAGCCTGTGTCGTTCACCACAAATCAGGCGACTCTCGATGCTGGTGTCGGTTGGTACAAGATTCAGTCAGCTGATGATGGTGATAATATCAGGGACTACGAGCCAATCTTCAATCCTGCAACAACGGAGATTATGGCGACTCTCGATGATGTCAACGCTCACCTAGATGGTGAGGTAATCGAGGCTACCGCTGACAACTCCAATCTAGTGCAGGTCAGTGTGGCGAGGATTGTCCGTGGTTATCTCGCTGCTGCTGTAGATACCACAACCCTGATGAGTTGGCAGACTCCCGAGGAAACGCCGAGTACGGTACGTGAGATTGCTTCAATGCTGATTGCAGCTCAGGTATACTTCAACCTCGCAGCGCGTCAGTCGTATGATATCTCAAACTTCAACTATGCACAACGCCTGTATGATGCAGCAATGGCGATGTTGCAAGGAATCGTTGACGGCACGATTGGCCTCGGTGATAGTGATGGCATCATCATCGGGGCTGATACGGCAATCACGACAGACGACTTCTTCCCGGTTGATGCAACTGATCGTGCATTCACGATGGGAATGATCCTCTGATGTCTGAGATGTTTGTTGAGGATAACGGTGATTTCTTTAGAGTCGGTGAACGTCTTGAAGAGGCTGGCGCTGCTGCTGTAGTGGGAATGGATGAAGTAATGAATCTGATTCTTCTTGATATGATGCGAGCGAATGCTGAGAACATCGCATCTGGTGGTCGTAGATTTGGTGGCTCGTATGCCAATCTTAGACCGGATACCGTCAAGAAGAAGGGTGGCGCAGAAATCCTTTATACGATGGGAGCTAGGCCAAACTACACGAAGCTCGGTGACGACACACTCGTCAGAAGTGTAACGGAGCCTGGTGCTGAGTATCAGCATTCTTACACAGACAACGAGCATGTTGAGCTTGGCACAGATCGTCCGTATGCTGCCACACATCAGTATGGTCACCCAGGACGTCATATCCCACGTCGTCCGTTCTTGGTAGCTGCACCACAAGACCAAGCGAGATGGAAGGGTTGGATAGCGGAGAAACTAATGGCAGCTCTAACAGAGGAATAGCAGATGCCAACTGCACCGATAGAGAGCGCAATCTTTGGCCCCATGATTTCCGCTTCGGAAATCGAGGAAGCCGCTATTGAAACAGTCAAGTTCTGGTTGCCAACGTATTGCGCTGAGATGGAACGTCGGTTGTCCTTACGTAAGGGCACACTGATTGCACCACAGAACTACACGAATCGCAACAGTTTCGATACTGTTGAAGGAGAGAAAACCCCAAAGATCGTAGTGATTTGTACGGGACTAGGTGCTGGGCCTTTGAAGCACGCAGCGGCCTATAGTGCAATGTGGCGTGTCGGTGTAGGTGTAGCAACGGGAGCTAAGACAGAACGGGAGTGTAACCGAAACGTCAAGGCATATGCCGCAGCCATTAGATCGCTGATGATGCACAAGCCCAAGACAGTCAGGGAGTATGGCCTCACAAGTTTGAGCGAAATCTACTGGTCGTCTGAGGATTACATAGACCTCCCTCAGATTCCAAACCAGCACAGGCTCTACAAGGCAGCGGAGATTTGGTTCCAGTTTGAAATCAATGCTGTCGTTGCACGTGGGCCTGGGTCTATTGGCCCTGATACTCCTGATCTGAACCCGGAGGATTACGAAGATTTCCAAGAAGTGATAATGAATATCGACATCAACGAATGAGGGGAGGTGTAACATGCCATCGACTCCTTCTGCAAAGCCAGGTGCTTCTCAAACCAGCACAGGAGGTACCACTGAGTACAGGTTTATGGGTACTCATGCAACTGAGGTACAACTCGGTGATGCTCTGCCTTGGCTAGAGCCTGGTGAAATCGTGGAACTGTCTGATACCGATGTGAGTAGTGAGAGGATCAGCCATCTCATCAACGCAGGTACTCTCGTGGAAACTTCCACAATCGGTGTAGAGCCAGATCCCCAAGCACAAGCACAGGGACAGTCGCAATCACAAGACGACGAAGATGCGAAGGGAGGTAAGTAAATGACAGCTAGACCAGGTGTCGCAGTATCTCTACTGGAACTACCGACTCCGGTATCTGACCAGTCTGATACTGGTACGTGGTTCGCTGCTGGTACTGCTGATCGTGGGCCTGCAAACCAGGCCACGCTGATTCAGAGTATCGACCAGTTCAACACGGTGTTCGGTTCTCGTCAGTCCTACAGCGTTCTCTATGATGCTGTGGAAGTGTTCTTCCGCGAGGGTGGTAACAGGGTCTACATCGGTCGCGTGGTTGGCCCAGGTGCTACGGTGGGTACCAAGAGCCTCTTGGATAGCGGCGCAGGTTCTAGCCTTGTTGTGAATGCAGTTGGGCCTGGTGCTTGGTCTGCCAACTACAAGGTCGGTGTTATCGCTGGCATCACAGGCGGATCGTTTGTGATTCAGGTTTCAGATGCGAGCAACAACATTCTGGAACAGAGTGGTGACCTACTCACGCAGGGTGCAGCGGTTGCTTGGAGTTCCTACAGCAACTACGTCAGAGTCGTACTAGGTGCAACTGCTCTGAATCCTGTACCTGTTGCACTCTCCGCACTCTCCGCTGGTAACGATCAGCGTGCAAGTGTCACGGACAACGAGTGGGCTGTTGCACTTGCATCGTTTAGTGCAGGACTCGGGCCTGGTCAGGTTTCTGCTCCTGGTCGCAACAGTTCAGTGGCGTTCAGTCAGATCAAGACTCATGTGGAATCCAACAATCGTGTTGGTCTGCTGGATTTGCCTGACAGTCCTACTTCCGCAGTTGTGAAGGCTGCGGCTGCTGGTGTGACAAGTCGCTTCTGTGCATCATTCGGGCCGTGGCTTGTGATTCCGGGGCTTACGGTGGGTACCGTTCGTACAGTACCTCCGTGTGCTCTCATCGCTGGATTGATTGCTCGCAACGATCCCAGCCTGAGCACGAACACGCCTGCTTCTGGTAACAACGGAATCTCGCGGTACTGCACAGACCTGTCTCAGCCTGATTGGGATGACGCAACTCGTACAGACCTCAACTCCAACGCCTGCAACGTGATCCGCAGGTTGTATGGTGGTATCCGTAACTACGGCTGGCGCGCACTCGTCAACTCTGTCAGTGATCCTTCGTGGGTCAACTTCGGTAACGGTCGGCTCTACATGGATATCTCTGCTGAGCTGAACGCTATCGGTGAGAACTACGTGTTTGCACAGATCGACGGTCAGAACGGTTCCACAGTCAACCTGTTCAGCGCATCTCTCGCAGGTGCGATGCTCGCTCACTTCAACAGTGGTGACCTGTTCGGTGACACGCCTGAGCAGGCGTTCCGCATCGACACCGGGCCTACTGTGAATACGCTAGCTACGCTGGCTAACAACGAACTCCACGCAATCGTGACTGTGAAGATGAGTCCGTTTGCCGAGTACGTTGTCATCCAGATCGTCAAGCGTCAGATCACGCAAACTCTGTAAGCAGGAGGGAGGGATAACACATGGGATATCCGCGTACTAACCTGCCGACTGATGGTTCGAGACAAGATCAGTTTGCAATCACTCTACAGGTCGGTACTACCAGTTGGGGATTTTGGGACAAGAAAACTGGTGGAGAGCTTGACTCCGATGAAGTGAAGTATTACCCAGGTGCTACTGACCAGTCTGTATCTCTGGGTGGTCGGCTCGTTCCTGGTAACGTCACACTTCAACGGCTCTACGACCGCAAGGACGATCATCCCAAGATCGGTAGTCTGCTGAATGCTGTAGGTAAGCAGACCGCTGTGGTAACACAGCGTCCACTCGATCCCGATGGTAACCCGTTCGGTAACCGCATCGTGTGGAACGGTACTCTCAAGAGAGTCCTTGTTCCTGATGTGGATTCCGAGGCTACCTCTGCCGCACTACTGGAAGTGGAAATCACGGTTGCTGGCAAGCCTGCCAGTGTCGCTCCGTAACACACTAGCTGCTATGAAAGGAGAGAGTCATGGCAGATGAAGCATGGCCCCCCAATGCTGGGGTAACTGAGACAATCAAGGAAGCGGAAGAGTCTACCCTGGTTACGAATGGGGCAAGTAACGACGAAGATGCTACACCCCCTGTGCCGGGGTTGGGAGCACAGGGGGCGCTTTCCACGCCATCTATCGTGGATCTGTTCAAGCAAGAACAGCGTGAACTTGCTGAAACAAAGTCCGTCTTTATCGCCGTCAAGGGATATGAAAAGACAGGACTACAGATCCGCTACAGGATGGCTGAGTCAGGTAAGGAACTGGAAATCATCTCTACCAAGATCAACAGGCAGTACAAGGACACGTACTCACGGAATCTCTACGGAGCAATGGACACGATGATCCTGTTGTGCGATGGATTGTTTGTCCAGCCTGAGGACGTGTCTGAACCTGTAATGCTTGATCCCGATGAAGTCGGTGAGCCGTGTGGATTCGATACAACTCTGGCTCAGATGTTGGGAATGGAACTCGATGCAGATACCACAGCACGTGCAGTAATCAGGAAGCTGTTTGGTGATAACGAGCTTGCCATCATCACACACGCTTTCGATCTACAGCGTTGGTTGCAGAATACCAAGGCAGACCTCAACCTGGAAATCTGGCAAGTGGGGGAATGAGTGCCCAACTGAGTGAACTTATAGACACCGCAGCTCAGTTGGGTGCTCTCGGTCTGGACTCCATGAAGTTTCTCTACACACGTGACGATACAGAGAGGAACTTCATGATGGAAGTTGGTAGGAAAGTCTACGAAAAGAAGCGTGACATGGATCACAACCTAGCAATCGACATCGCCAACAACGTGGGCAAACTGTTCAAGTAGGAGAGCAATGGGATTCGGTAGTCTCTCATCTACACAACAGATCCTAGTCAAACTCTACCTGCTTGGTGGGCCGAAGTACCGCGCCGAAATGGAGAAGGCTGGGCTAGCTACAAAAGCCAACGCTGCCGCTAATCAGCAGCTTGGTAGGGCGATGGCGGAAACCAACAAACGTTCGTTCTTGCAGAACCAGTTGTTGTTCACAGCAAGACGTGCGATGTTCTACACTACGCTAGGTGCTATTGGACTCACGGCAGAAGTTGTCAAGATGGGCTTTGCGTATAACAACGCGATGCAATCTGCCAACGTCGCGTTGAACCAAGTAATCAAGCCTCAGAGAGTTCTAAATGCAGAGCTGCAAAGCTTGTTCCTGATTGCAGCTAAGACGCCGTTCCAGGTCAAAGACGTCACGCAAGCGTTCCGTCAGATGTACATTGGATTCAAGCCGTTCCACGTGAGTATCGGAACTCTGAATGACACGATCCTGGCTATCACCGATAACCTCTCAGCAACAGGTAGGGTGACGCCAGCATCACTCACCAGAGTTTCAACGGCACTCACGCACATGGCTAACGTGGGACATCTGACAGGACAGGCTGTATTGCAGCTTGCTCGCGACGGTCTACAGCTACAGCCTGCTCTACAAAAGGAACTTGGGCTGACATCGGAGCAGTTGCAGAACATCGGCAAAGCGGGTATTCCTGCACGTGACGTACTCATGGCGCTCATCAAGTATTCTAAGAGTACGCCAGGTATTGCTGGCGCAGCGTTCAGGCAGGCAAACCTCACGCTGGGTGGAGCAGCTAGCTCACTCAAGGACTACATTGCTCAAGCCTCCGGTATGGCGATTGGCGGTGCTAGCCAATCAACTGGTATCTTCGCTTTGATTCAAAAGAAGATTACCGGAGTCAACGCTGAGTTGGGTAAAATGTCAGAGCATGGTAAGCCAGTGACTCTGCTGGAGGTAGCTACTGCAATGGATAGACAGCTATCTCCGAATACCCATATCCTCATCAACCTGTTCATCACGTTTAGCACAACCCTAAAGACGGTAATCATCTTCCTTGGGGTGTTGCTCAAGAGTATCCAGCTTCTACTGAGGCCACTCGATTACATGGGTAGTCTCTTCGGTGCCAATCATCTGGCAGCTAAGGCGCTTGGTATTGGGCTGGGTATTCTGGCTGGTTTCATTATCATCGGTACTACCCTTTGGGGCAGCTATCGCGTGGTAGTCGATCTTGTTAGAGCAACGATGTACGGACTCCGTGGCGCAATTATCGCAGTTACGGCAGTTATGAAGCTTCAAGACCTTCTGTTGGGTACAGAAGGTGGAGTAGGTCTAATCAGTAAATGGAGGAAGTGGGCCAACGCCACAAAGACTGTAAGTACATACGAAGGCCCAGTTGTATTGACTGGTGGTGCCGCTCGAAGTATGGAGAAAGAAGTGCCACAAAACGTCGGAGCACTCGCAGCGTTGTCAAGGCCCCTCTCCAAAGTGTTTGATGCAGTAGCAGCTTCTAGATTTGCTGCATCAATGGGACGTGTCTCTGCTGTATTCAAGGCAGGTGGACTGAGACTTGCTATTGCACAACTTGGTACTGAAGTAGGCGCACTAGTCCCGTTGTTTGCCGGTGCAACATCAGCAGTATGGCTATTCGTCGCAGCGAACATCGAGTGGATTTGGGTTCCACTACTAATTGGTGCCGTCATTGGTGGACTCATCCTGATGTACAGGAAGTGGCAATGGTTCCATGATCTAGTCAACCACTCGATCTGGATTATACAGAGGTACTGGAAAGTATTTCTGTCCTTCGTTCCAGGTCTAAACGTCCTAATCGGGATAGTTGAAGATGTGGGTGCAGCCTGGGGATTCTTTACTAGTGCGATCAATGCTTCGATTGGCGCAATCAAGTCGGTCATTCACTGGATAAAGAAGATCCCAAGTCATATCCCATTCCTGGGTTCGATAATGCACGCCATTGGTAGTGCTGCTCATTGGGCTACCACGTCTGATGTTCACGCTACTAAGAGAGCGCAAGGTGGGCCTGTCTTTGGTGGTGGCTCTGTGATAGTTGGTGAGAAAGGCCCAGAGATTGTGAACCTGCCAGGTGGTTCAAATGTGATACCCAACAACAGACTTGGTGATGTACGACCGATTGGATATTCAAGAGAAGGCGGAGGGCATGACAGACCAATCGTGGTGCAAGTAATGTTGGATCGCAAAGTGCTTGCACAGGGAGTGGCGAGAGCCAACCAGGATTATGCAGCTAGACGCTAACAAATACTATCTCATTCGTGCCACAAACGGCGCAAGCGTGATGTGTTGGCGCGGGGATAGTAGCCCCAAGCTTGTCAGTGGTGGCGCAAGATACAACGTCGTGAATAGAGCACGTCGTAGATCAACAGTCCAGTGGGATGGTGACGACCCGTATAGAATGGACGTGTCTATCCTGCTTGACGGTTGGATGAGGAACATCAGTGTTGAACATGACGTAGCTCTGTTGAACAACATGCGTCAATCACCTGGTGATCTAGTACCCCCTGTGCAGGTTTTTGTAGACGGGGCGCTTCCAGTCAAGGGTGGTACATGGGTAATGGAAGGGATTGATTGGGGAGATATGGTTCTCTGGTCAAATACCTCAAGTGACAGAATGGGAGAGTACCACGGAGCTGGGTACCGTCTTAGGCAGGACGCTGTTCTGCATCTGCTACAGTATATCCAGCCGAAGATTCTTCAAGTGAGTGCTCCCAATAGTGGAGTCTCTATCGTCTTGAAGGCAGAGCAGACTCTTCAAAACATCGCCAATGATTTCAACACTTCGGTGAATGCAATCATTCGGGCAAACGGGAAAAGAGATAGCAAGGCTGTCAAGACTGGTGAGCATCTCATCATTCCAAGTAGTCCATTCAATCTGCCAATCAAGGGAACAGTCGTAGGCCCGATTGGTACGCCAGGTACACCAGGGCCAGCAGGCCCACAAGGGCCAGTAAAGTAGATGAGCACAACAGTCCCCGAAAAGCCCAAGAAGATCACGACTACCCAATCGGCTCGCCGTAAGCTAGAGCTGTCTCAAGTTACAGCTAAGACAGTTCAGCAGGAGTTGATGGGTGTTGATGTCGGGATTGACAAGCTCGCCGTCTACCTGTCTAGTCAAATCAGATTTGACGTGGGTGATCGCATTACTGATGCTTCTATCAGTCGCACGATGGACGCATCCTCCACACTCACTGTGACACTCGACGATCACGACAGGGCTGTGCTTACGTCAGGTTACCTGTACAACAAGCTTGACGTGACTGTTGATGGTCTATGGTTCCGGCTGATGGGAGTAGACAAGTCAGGTGACGAACTGACTCTCACGTTTGAGGATAGAGAGATCGCTGTGCTGCGCTCTTACGATTCGTGGAAGGTTGCGAGTCGTGATAAGATGACACGCGCAGAGTTCATCATGAGTCTTATCTCGGAAGTCAAAGAGTTCAAGATTCCCGTGGTGATTCCTGAACTCCACACAGTCCAGCCTTTGCAACGATACGACAACGACAGCAAAGGTATTGACGCAACGATGTACAAACGCGCAGGACTCGCGCAAGATCCTGCAAGCAAGCAAGCCCCTACTCCTAGCACTTCGTGGGTAAACAAGACACCGCTCGTAGCGCGAGACAACGTAGCTCTGAATAAAGAGCAGCTTCAAAACGCCAGAACGATTGTCGGTGTGGGTCAACAGATGAAGGCCAATCGTAAGGTCATAGTCTCCGCGATTATGACAGCTATCGATGAGAGTAATCTTGTCAACGTCAACTACGGCGATCGTGACAGTGTGGGACTATTCCAGCAACGAGACAGTTGGGGTTCTACAGAAGATCGTATGAATCCCGAGACTTCCGCACGACTGTACTACAACCAGGCAATCGACTATGATACGAAATACCCACACGTCAGTCTCAACGATCTTTGTCAGGGCGTTCAAATCAGCGGTACTCCCTACGCTTATGGACAGTTCCAAGAGAGGGCTGACAGGATTGTGACGGCTGCTGGTATTGTCGGTGGTTTGACTGAAACGTCTGGCGCCGAGGCAAATGGCTCGTACAACGATCTAGGCGCCGGTGGTCAGTTCTACTACTACCGTGGAAATATTGACAACCGCCTGGGTCAGAAGATTCGCAAGCCCGAGAACACTTGGACTTGTATCCAGCGTCTAGCAGATGATGTAAACTGGCGAGCGTTTTTCGTGAGCGGCACGTTCTACTACATCAGCGAGGATGATCTAATCAAGCAGCAACCAGCGTTCACCATGAATGAGTGGAGTGATGGGATCATCAACGTAGATGGGAACTTCTACGAACACAAGGACTCTGCTGCTCTCACTGTAACTGCCGACGTTGGTAGATGGCAGGTACCGCCTGGACGCCTGGTAGTTGTCGAGGATATGGGGCCGTGGGATGGTAGGTGGCTAGTGTCAGATTTCGAGCGTAGCCTATTTGACTCGCAAGCCACTATCACTCTAGCACGTGAGCGTCCTGGGCTTCCCGAGCCTAACCCCAAGGGTGGTAACAAGACAGACGTTAATCCTACGTGGGTTCCCAAGCCTGTCTCAACTAAGGCAGGTCAGAATGATCTGAACTACATCGGTACTGGCGATTACAGCGCGATTGTCGTAGCTGCCAAGAAAGCCGTGGAAGTCAACAAGACGTGGCATTACCACTATCCGGGTGATGAGGGTGGTGGCGGTAGTTCCGCACGTCCTATCCCTGATAGTCTATGGAGCGCAGATGCTCACAGCGCGCTCGACTGTTCAGCGTTTGTCACACTCTGCTACAAAGAGGCCGGTGCGCCTGATCCGAATGGAAGTGCCTACAACGGTGATGGCTTCACAGGAACTCTAGCCAAGCATGGGAAAGAAGTGAGTGTCGCTAAGCCTGGTGATCTTCAGTTCTACGGTGATCCTCCAGACTTCCACCATGTGACAGTTAATATTGGTGATGGTTTGGTGGCTAGCTGTGGTAGTGAGGCCGGCCCTCGCGTGTATTCTGCAAGCTCTCCAGTTCCAGCGATGATTAGGACTTACCTCACATGACTTATCTCCGTGATGCCACAGATCCGACAGCAGTACCTCAGAGAGTATTGCAGGGCGTGATTACTACAGACGCGGTTGATATGACTGATACCATTTCTGTAGTAGTTCCTGGACTCAGTGAGGACTTGCGGTGGGAAAATTGTGAGTGGGCACCAAAAGACAACATCACGCTTCCACAAACGGGAGATGCGTGCATCGTTGTCATGGATGACAGCGGACGTTTGACTGTAGTAAAGTGGGGAAACCTGCCATACGTTGAAGAAGGCAAGATTCCCATAGGTCAAGACGGTAAAGTTGTTTGGGTTGATCCTCCAACTGGTGGTGGCGGTGCAATCGTCACTGGTACGTTTGTCTGGACAACCTCACTTACAACTGCTGCTGCGTCTGGTCGTGTGGGAATCAATACTGGTGCATGGAACACAGCCACACAAATCAACATCTCAAAGGATAACAAAGCTAACTCGGATGTCTCGGCTGTGTTGTTTCAGATTGAGCCTGACGACCACTTGTATCTCCAGGTAGCTGGTGACTCGACAAGATGGGGTAAATACAAGGTTACTCAGGCTGCTGTAGATCAAGGTACTTGGGTATCATTCCCTGTTACGCTTGTTGATACTGGTGGTGGGCTTCCAGGCAACAACAACGATATGTCGGTGCTTGCAACAAGCGCACCAGTACCAGGCCCGACAGGGCCACAAGGCCCGAAGGGTGACAAGGGTGATACAGGCGCAACAGGAGCACAGGGAGTACAAGGCGGCACAGGGCCACAAGGCCCAATAGGTAATACAGGTGCAACAGGCCCAGGAGGCCCACAAGGTGCAGTAGGCCCACAAGGGCCAACAGGCCCAAAGGGCGCAGACAGTACGGTACCAGGGCCGACCGGCCCACAGGGGCCAATAGGTAATACTGGGCCACAAGGATCAACAGGCTCACAGGGGCCACAAGGTACAGCAGGCGTGGGAGTACCCGCAGGCGGTACGACAGGAACTATTCTTACCAAGACTAGCGCGACTGATTACGCGACAGCTTGGCAAGCGCCTGCTGCTAGTGGATCACAGATCACATACTTGGGACAGTATGACAATGCCCACACGTATCACGATGGTGATTATGTTGTTGGCCCTGACGGCATAACTTACCAGTGTGTTGCAGAAGGAACTGTAGGTGTTACACCATCTCCGTGGTCTGGATCATGGCAATGGGGCATTCCACAGCCTGTAGTAAATGGTCAGTGGATTAAGGGTGTAGGTGGTGCAGCAGTATGGGCACCTATCACTGCTACAGACGTCTCTGGCATTGGAGTGAAAGCTGGCTCGGGCGCGCTACTTACTGGGGCGAACATTGATCTTCCATGGCCTGGACTCGGTGCTCATACCGTGTTCGACGAGTGTGCACCTGTCAACACTGGGTCGAGCATTCGTTCATATGGCACACCACCCGCCGGTGCTGGAACGAGGCTCGTCATCCGCCTGAGTGGTGGCTCGCCTACCGTGATTCGCCACAATATGGCGGGTGGGAGCGGAACGAATTTCTGGCTCAACAAGAGCGCTGATCTAACACTCAACTCCGCTGATGTAGTCGAGTTCATCTACGACTCGACTGGTAGTCCACACTGGACACAAGTAACTGCTGAGCCAGCAATAGCACCCGGAACTGAGCTAGGCTACGATCAGTTGACGGTTGGTACGACTACCATACCCTCGACAAACGAGTCGGCCCCGACGACGATCATTACTTGCCCTGCTCGCACGTTCGACGGTGGCCCCGTTCTTGCACACGCATTTATGGGATGTCTTGCTGTTGGGGCAGGTTCAGAAACCAGAGTTGGACTGTACGAGGGTGGGACGCAGATCACCAGGTTCTTCAAGGCGATCCAGGCTGGGACGGCTACGGCTCAGCTTCAAATCCCGATGACCGGGTGGATTCGCTTCACGCCAACAGCTGGGTCACACACTTATACGCTCGGCGCGATGGACATCGCCGGGACGGCCACCATAACTGCGGGGGCTGGGACGAGCCTCGCAACACCACCCACATTTATTAGATTTACAAAGATATGAGTGACACAATCAACCCACTGGCTGTCCCTGAGTGACAGGCGTGACCTGGATCATAGAGGATTGATTATGAGTGAAACAGACGTAACAGTAGATCCGCAAACTGCACCTGATCCTGCTTTGACAAAGTGGGTTCCTGTGCAGGGGCCAGCACTTCCACCAACTGCTGGTCAAGCTAGTAAAGTTCTAACAGTCACAACAGATGGTGCTGCTCCAACTTGGGCACCACCTACTGGTGGTAGTGGTGGTGGCGCAAGCATCACGTATCGTGGTGACTACGCAGCAGGCACAACTTATCACGATGGTGACTACGTTGTAGGGCCAGACGGTTACACATATCAGTGTGTAAAAGAAGGTACATTGGGTGTCACACCTGCTCCGTGGTCACCAGGAGTTTGGGTACAAATACCTCCAGTAGTAAACGGCCAGTGGCTCAAAGGTGTAGCAGGTGGAATGGTATGGAGTCCGATCACTCCAGCAGATGTAGCAAACATTCCATATGCAACAACTTTTCCTGCTAGTCCTTACGACGGACAGGAAGCAATCCTCGTTGATTCAACCACGAACCCTCAATGGAAGTGGAGGTTTCGATACAACGCTGCGTCGATCAGCCCGTACAAATGGGAGTTTATAGGTGGGGCACCGTACAAGAGCATTGTCCTCGGTGGAATCAACGTCACGTTCCCCTCATCGAGCACTTTGATTCCAGGCGGCGCGGGCGTGACCGTTCCTAGAACGGGTGACTACATTGTTGACTGGTCAACACAAATGCAAGGTGGGCCGATTAGCGCATTCATCCTGACCGTCGCACTATGGAACGGAACAGGTGAGGTAAACGTAGTCAGCGTTGGGTCTGGCTCGACAGGCAACTACACGACATACCCGACAGTTGGCGCTTCACAGGCGCCGTTCTCTGCCGGAACGGTACTACAGATTGAGGTTCGGTCAGACCAGGGCAACAGCGTTACTTTCGGGAACAACATCGTCACTCTCACACCGAGGCGGGTACAATGAGTAGTAACGATACACCACATGTTGAGGCTCAGGCTTCGCCTAATCCGGCTACTACCAATTGGGTACCAGTCGGGCCTGGGCCTATGCCTGACTTCAGGTATCGTGGTGATTTCGTTGCAGCTACGAACTACTACGACGGTGACATTACTATCTACAATGGAATCGCGTACTTGTGTGTAGCTCCCACAAGTACAGCACCCGTTCCTTGGGCGCTACTACCAGTAACAACTACTCCTGGTTGTCACGTTTCTCGCAGTACGAATCAAACGATTCCCACCGGAGTTGAGACGGTGCTCACTTTCGACAGCGAGCGCTTCGACACCGACAACATTCATGACACTGTTACTAACACCTCGCGATTGACATGTCGTACAGCTGGCAAATATGTCGTCACCGCCACCGCTGCGTTCGCGCAAGCCGCTGGTGGCGTGCAACGGTACGTATTTCCCCGCTTGAACGGCACAGGCTCATTGGGGTATTTCAAAACTGCGGTGATGGCATCTTCTCCTGCTGTTAGTGGAGCACAAGTAGTTGATCTTGTGGCTGGTGATTATCTAGAACTGCTTGCCTACCAGGATTCAGGTGGGAACCTCGACGTGCTCAGCGGTGGTGTAGGGCCAACGGGTCAGTGGTCACCAGAGTTTTCAATGATGAAAATAGAAGGTGCTGCTGGCCCAACTGGGCCACAGGGCGTACCTGGCACTCCTGCTGCGACCGCTCCTGGGTATGGCACCACATTACCAGCATCACCGGCCAATGGACAAGAAACCATCTTCGTTGACTCCACTACGAATCCGTCGTATCAGTGGAGATTTCGTTACAACGCAACTTCAACGAGCGCCTACAAGTGGGAGTTCATTGGTGGCTCTCCAGTATCAAGTAGCGTTGATGCCTTGGAGAGCACTACGAGCACGACCTACGTGGCAATAGCAACTCCTGGCCCTTCAATCACGCTACCAAGGCCGGGTGATTATCTCATCTCGCTCGGTGTAGATGTCTCTGCGGCTCCATCCGATATCGCTCGTATCTCCTACGATATAGGTGCAATCGCGGCGAACGACAACGACAGCATTACCTTCAATAATGCATCTACAGCCGTGATGGGTTCTACTGTCTACTGCTCACGGCTTATGTCAAGGACGGGTTTTACTGCTGTTGCGCTGGTGATGAAATACAAGTCGTTGAATGGTGGTAACTCTCAGTTTAGGAGACGATCAATGTCTGTCTGGCCTATAAGGGTATCGTGAGTAGTAACGATCAACCACACGTTGAAGCGCAAGCAACGCCCGATCCTGCTACAACACAGTGGGTACCTCTTGGGCCTGGAATAGTAGGGCCACAAGGCCCAACAGGCCCAGCAGGCGCTACAGGCCCAGCAGGGCCAGGACTTCCAACACCAGTCGTAAATGGACAATGGATTAAGGGTGTGGGTGGTGCGGCTGTTTGGGCTGGCATCACACAAGCAGATCTACCTCAGAACGGCCCGATCAGCAGATTGACGGCTGTTTGGAACAACGCTGATTTGAACGCCATCACTGATAGCGGTTGGTACAACGGAGCAGCATTAGGCAACGCTCCAGGTGGACGTGGCGACTGGTTGTTTGTAATGCACATGACACACCAGAATGGTGGCTGGGCAACACAGATTTGTTGGACAATGCAGACTACTCCTGTAATTTCATGGGTACGCTACTCTTCAGGTGGCGCTTGGCAACCTTGGGTTCGTCAAGGCATGTGTGAATATCAACAAGGTTTGGGACTTACAAATGGATGGGGCAATTACGGAGGAGGATTTGCTGGTGCCACATTCTGGAAGGATGGTTCCAATGTAGTCCATTTGGATGGACTCATTCAGGGTGGCTCAGGACTTATAGCCTATCTTCCAGCTGGGTATACACCAGCAGGAGGATCGCATATCTTCCCTGTCAATACTGACAATGGGATAGGTCGTGTAGATGTGCAGGGAAGTGGCGCAATTGTTCAAAACGGTGGAGGTAATCAGTTTCTCACTTTGTCTCCAATCTCATTTCTGGCTGCAACATACACATAAGGAGAGAAGATGAATATCAACGTGTCGATCAATTTCACGGCAGGTGATGAAAGTTACGAATACACCGCCGACGAAACTGCACAGAGGATATTGGATGCAGTCGGTGGTGATCCTGAAAAGGATATGATTTCGATTACCATGAATGCATCAGCACAGATTGGTGCAATGGCATCAGCACCCCTTCCTGTGCCGCCTTTGGAAACCCCAGCCGCGCCCGATGAGTCTGATGCTTAATCCACACTTCGACCTACCGTTTAGATTTAGCGGTAGTACAGGAATCAACAAGAGTGCTGTCGTTGCTGAACAGAACTCGTTTGAAGATATCGCCAACTGTGTGGAGGCTATCGTGCGCACTCCTATTGGTTTCAGGAATGATGCGCCGCAGTTCGGCTTCCCAACGTTGGAGCTTTTGGAACAACCGATTGTCAGCAGCGACGTGGTTTCGATAGTGCAAGCACAGGAACCACGGGCTACCATTCTCATCTCAGAAATGCCAGACCTTATTGACTCACTCATCGACAGACTGACAGTACAGGTGGGGTGAACTAGTGACTTACATCAAGATCCCGCTAGAGACAAATCAGACGGCTCTAGCACAGGAGGTATTTGACTACATTCAGACAAAGGCTCCTAGCTGGGCAGCGCAGGATGCGAACCTCGACGTATGGATCATTCGCGCAATCTCTCAGCTAGCAAGCGACAACAGGAATGTCGCAAGTGATGTGCAGGACGACATCTTCCGGTACTTCGGATCTTCCCTCATGGGCATTCAGCCCGTTGATGCTACACCGGCTATCGGCAATACGACGTGGACTCTCACAGACTACCTGGGACATACAATCCCAGCAGGCACTACGGTTGGTATCACTGACCTGTCAGGCAACATTCAAGCTTTCCAGGTGGTCAGCGATGTTGTGGTGCCCAACGGTTCTAACGTAACAGGGCCGGGTGCTGTAGTAATCAGAGCCGTCATAGAAGGTTCGGATGCCAATGGTCTAGGTGGTGCTGGTGTACTAATCCAGCTCATCGACGTACTCACGTGGGTTGCTGATGGTGGAGTTGCACTCACTGGCGCTACAACTGGTGGACAAGATGATGAGGATGACACTACCTACCTCAATCGTCTAGTTGCACACCTGCAACGGCTGTCACAGAGGCCGATCCTTCCCAATGATTTTGCGTCTATGGCACTTGATGCAGACCCGTCGGTTTGGAGAGCCGTGGCAATTGACAACTACAACCCAGCGAACGGCACTTACAACAACGAGCGTATGGTCGCTGTAGCTGCGGTAGACGTGAATGGAGCGGCTGTCTCGCCTACAGTGAAAGCCAATGTTGACGCTTACTTGCAGGCCAACAGGGAAATAAACTTCATCGTGAATGTCATTGATCCGAAGTTCACCACAATCAATGTAGCCACTACTGTAGTGGCACTCGCCGGCTTTACTCAGGCTGCTGTACAATCGTCAGTCGTAGCTTCTATCCAACAGTACCTCAGTCCTGCTACTTGGGGACAAGATCCGACGATCACACAGTCTAGTGGTAGTCAGTCGTGGATTGAAACTCCGACTGTCTACTACAACGAAGTGATTACCGCAATCTCTAACACGCCAGGAGTCAACCGGGTAACGGCGCTCACGCTGAACGGCGGCACAGCAGATGTACCACTGGCAACCCCCGCAGCTTTGACACAGCCTGGTACAATAGCTGTAACGGTGAACTGAGATGCCAGAGACATTCACAGAGTCGCTGTTGAAGCTGCTACAGCCAATGCTGTACGACGAGCCAAATCAGGGATACGCACTAACCACGTACCTGAGTTCTCTCGGCATGAACTTCGAGATTATCGAGGATTGGGCACGTGACTCAGACGATGGTAAGATCGGGTATAGCATCCTGGTCGATGCAACTCGCGTACCCGACTACGCTATCACATGGCTTGGGCAGTTCGTGGGAATCCAGATCACCCAAGGTCTGCCAGCTAATATGCAGAGAGAACAACTGATTGGACTAGGCAACTGGAAGCGTGGAACTGTGGCTGCGCTACAAGCTGCGCCACTACCGTTTTTGACTGGTAGCCAGACAGTCATTGTCAAGGAGAGAGATACCAGTCCATACCACTTTGAGGTACTCACCTACGGTAGTGAGACTACCGATCAAGCCAAGGTATTGAAGGCTCTGACATCTCAGAAGCCTGCCGGACTAATCATGACCTACATTGTTTTCGTAGGTCAGAAGGCATTTGCTATGCGTGACTCGGCAATGCGAGGTACGCCGCCTGACACGCTCAGGCTGGTTATCTAAGGAGGCATACTTGTTTACGATCCCGAACTCAGCAGACGCCGAGCATGTGTCACAAGCACAACCTGACGCACGTGACTTCTCGGCTATGCTTGTCCCAGCATTCATGGGAACAGGCATCATCAGTGGTTGTGCAGTAACAGCGCAAGGCGCACCCAACATGACTGTCGCAGTAGCAGCGGGTTCTATTGCTGTAGCAGGAACGACCGTAGCTGTGACTGGTGGTAACGTCAACATCGCTGCGGCTGATCCTACTAACGCACGCTTCGATCTCATCTGTGTAGATAACACAGGTGCGAAGAGTGCAGTAAATGGTACTCCTGCGGCTGCACCTGTTTTTCCTGATCCAGCAGGTAAGGTAGTCCTAGCTGCTGTGCGGGTTCCATCAGGAGCGGCGTCCATCAATGGTGCGAAGATTGTTGATAAGCGTGTGCAAACGCTAATCATCGCAGCTAGCTCACTTGCCGGATATCCTGGTGATCCCAGGAAGCAGTTGAATGGTGACTCTTCCTGGTCGTATCCAGTCAACCCGCCTGCCACTAAGACAGTGAACTACACGCTAGTCCTGAGTGATGCTGCTTTGGTGATTGAGATGAACATGGCCGCTGCCAACAATCTCACAGTCCCACCGAACGCATCAGTGGCTTTCCCGATTGGCACGACGATCGAGGTAGGACAGCTCAGTACAGGACAGACGCTAATCGTGGCTGGTGCAGGAGTGACACTCAGAGCGTACAACAACAACTTGAGGCTAGCCGGTCAGTACGCGATGTGCTCGCTAATCAAGCGCGGCACAGATGATTGGTGGGTTGCAGGAAACCTCGTACCGTGATACCACACGGAATCCTTGACACTGATCGTGTAGTCCCGACTGGTGGGTTTACCAGTCCTGCTAGTGGTGCCACGGTAAGCGGTACAATCACGCTCTCCATGAATGCGGCTGACAACGACAAGATCGCAAGTGTCCAGTTCCGCATCGACGGTGCCAATATCGGGGCGCCCGACACGGTTGCGCCGTACACAGTGAATCACGACACCACTACAGCCCTGAATGGTAACCACACATATCAGGCTGTTATCACAGATCGTGTGGGCAACGTGACTGTCGTGTCTGTACCAGTTAATATAGAAAACGCGCCAACCGTGGTGTTGACTAGTCCTGGTAATGGCGCGAATGTCTCGGGTGTCATCACGATGTCAGCCAACGCAACCTCGTATGATGCTGGCATAAGCGTACAGTTCTACGTAGATGGTGCGGCTGTAGGAGCAGCACAGAATTGGGCAGGCGCTCATTCTGTCAGTTACGACACGCATCTGCTCTCCGCCGGTAACCACACATTCCAGGTAGGAGCAACAGATAGTCACGGTAACAACGTTAGCTCTGCCGTAACTGCCAGTGTTAGTAATGCAGCTCCGGCAGCAGGCACAGTTCTTCTAGGAGAGCTGTATGTGTGGAATAATGACAACGGAGACTACGAAGGTGGACGTACCCCACCAGAGGGATATGACGGTTCAGGTGGAAACTGGATTTGGAGCAACACTGGACAGAAGATCGGCTATCTCAACCTACCTGGAAATCCTGATCCCACGCACTATCAGATGCGGGCGTGGTTGTATGGTGAACGTGTCGAGAGTGGTTCAGCAGGGAACGTCATTGTTCTTGATCTTCTAGTAGGTGGTACTTGGTACGAGCCGTGGCAGAATGGCCCCACCTATGGCTTCTACATCTATGTCTGCAATGTCAATGGTGGGGAACAGATAGGTGCGAAGCGTTGGTGTACCGCACAGGGAGTCAATAACGCCATCTGCTTCAACGTTGGTGCGTACTACGACTTCGTACCAAAGTCAGGTTACAACTCGTAAGTCGGAAGTTAGGAGAGAGCATGACAGATTGGTGGAAAGAACCGTACAAAGGTGGTAAGATGGTTCCTGTGCCGGGTTTTCCTCGGCCAGTGTACCCGCCTGATGCAAAGAGTAAGGGTAAGACGCCTAGCACACCTGGCCCTGATATCGAGGCTTACAAGCGAACGGTATCTCGCGCAGGTAGATGGCCGTGGCAGAAATTTGATGAGAAGTTCAGCAATGGATTCTCACATGGAACTAGCGGCAACGTTGGAGAGAGCGGTGTCGCTGGTGTGCAACGTCAGCAGGGTCTTGATGATACTGGCTGGATTGGAGAGAAAACTTTTAATCTGTTTCGTAGCATCCGTGTGCCAGAAGGCAATCCTCATGCTGGTGAGATGGCAATGGACGTTACTGCACAGAACCTCATTGCCGAGGCATGGACGATGTTCGGTGGAAAGGAGACAACCGAACCGTCTCCTGCACCTAGCTCGGTTCGTCAGCGTGCGCTAGACGGAGCTATCAAGCACATCGGTACAAAGGAATCACCAAGAGGCTCAAACCACACACAGTTCGGAAGCTGGTACGGAGTTGACTACCAGCCGTGGTGTGCCATCTTTATGACTTACTGCTTCGAGATTGAAGCTGGTGGAAGTCCCAGCTTTGAGCGCGGTAGCCAGTATGCCTACTGTCCTTATGTCGTACAGGATGCTCGCAACAACAAGAACGGATTGAGTGTCACAAAAGATCCTATTCCTGGTGATCTAGTTCTTTTCGATTGGGACAGAGATGTAACGTTCGACCACATCGGTATCTTTGAGAAGTGGATCGACAGACCACACGGTGTGTTCAGTTCAATCGAAGGTAACACCGGAGCAGGGAACGACAGCAATGGTGGACAGGTCATGCGGCGCGAAAGATCAGTAAGTATGGCACAGGTTGTATTTGTCCGCGTCAGGGAACCGTGAATGGGTGAATGATTTTCATAGACATCACATGGGAGATAACGCTTGTTGGATTAGGCTCTCTCCTAGCTGGTATCGGTAGCTTCTTGGCGGGGTATGCCGCACTCAAAAGAGCTGGCACAGAACCAAAGAAGCCGGAAGGACAGAAGCTAGTCGCGGAAGTAAACACCGAAGAGGAATGGGTGAAAGCCGATGAAAATGCCTAGACCATCAGTTCTGTACATGGCTGCTGCGGTTGGACTAGCAGGCACTTCAGGTGCTCTAGGAGCCGTAGCTATGACAAGCTCCAGTACACAGGCCCCAACGAAAACCACGACTATAAACGTTGGTACAGGACAAGAAGGCCCAACAGGGCCATCTGGCCCAGCAGGAGCTACAGGGCCATCAGGCCCAGCAGGCCCAGGCGGTGGTGCAGAGAGTTGTCCAACTGGTTCTACATTCCAAGCTGTTGTATTGAATGCACCAGGAGGACAAACCGAAATCTGGACATGCGTTAAAACCTGACCAACTAAAAAGGTTGAGGGGTGCGCGAAGGACTGTCGAGGACACGGCGACTCTCTCCCGTCCATCCTCCATATCCGACGCTGCACCCCTCAACGGTGTTATGCTGTTATATCTTCTTACATAGCGCAACCGGGCGGCTCATAGTTCAACCACGGGCTGAACCCTGCGTCTTTGAAATAAGCGTATGCTGCCTTCGCTTGCGCCCATACGCTATTTCCGTGTCCGTATCTAGATCGGGCGTAACTGCCCATTTGGAACATTCCTAGATACTGACCGTTTGATGCCCAGGGACTATAGCTACCTCCAGTTTCGCAGTTGACGATCTTCATTGCCATGCCACAGTTTGGGCCGAAGTAGTAACACACGGCTCTCTGTGCTGATGCGTAGTTCGACTTGCTACTATCTGCTTGGGCTATTGCTGTTGGCACCGTTATAGCTAGGAGCAGAACGAGTGTCAGCGTTAGCTTACGCATAAGTGGTGAATCCTCCTGTGTAGTTTACTAGATGCTGCCGAGTATATGCGGCAGTATTTCTAGTTGTGTATCTTTATCACCCCTTCCTGTGCTGGTTTTTGTTAGCGGGGGCGCTCAATCCAAGTTGTGAGTAGCGCCGCCATCTGTTCGCCAGTCTTGAAATCCACGTATCGCGCGCCTCCACGGAATGTCGTCCATTGCATCAAATGACGCAGAGAGTCCATACCGTGTGGGATGCCGCGCTTATACAGCTTCTTGCTTTTCAGCATGACATCGGTATAGTAGGCTTTACCGACACCTGCATTCTGTAGGACAAGTTCGACTCTACCGCTAGCCTCAGTGAGTTCGTACAATCGAGCCACACCGATGAGCTGGACGGGAAACAAATTGAGGCCAGTCCTACCACGTCCACGAAACTCGAAGTCCTCCATGATGATGATGTCTGGCAGGAACGTGTGGAGTCTGCGCCAGAAGTCATCAACCTCATCAGGCATCTGAAATGGGTAGACCTCAAGCTTCTTATCATCCGTGATGTTGGCGTAAGTGAAGCCAGTCATCACGCCAGGATCGACAGCCATGATTCTCAGCGTCATCTACGAGCCTCCCAAAACAGAGCCAGGATTAGGAGAATGAACAAGACTTCAATGACATGCTCTACTGACACTACTTCTTGGGTGGCAGCGGTGGCGTCAGTGTGGGGGGCATGATACCTGTGGGATACTCAGACGTTTCCATATCACCAGCACCACCCGGAAGAAACCATCCGACCACCATTCCCATACGCCTACCCATTTCCTTAGCTTGTGGTTGTTCCTGTAGGGAGAGCCAGTGGGCTGTTACTTCTGCTGCACCCACAAGTCTCCCCACGTAAAAAGGGAAGTTTGGATTGGTCTGCATTTCCGATAGTTCACTCTCTCTTTCCTTATTACGCCTCATCCGACCCCTCTATTTCGACAGGTGTTTCACTGGCATAGTTGGGAATCAACGCGACAATGCTGAGCACGGTCACGTACAATACCTGATGCCCCCAAAAGAACGCGCCAATCACCGAGAAGATGATTGTCCAGAAACCGAACATACGTCTGTCCTCTGCACTCATCTTTGTGACGAGCCAGTTGGGTGGCCCGTAGATGATGCGCCTCATGTGATTTCCTTCATTGAACCCCAATCTCTACCAACCGAGATATCAGCGAGATACGGGAACTCCCATCCAATCGACTCCTGTGCCGCTGTTTGCATGAAGCCCTTGAGCAGTTCAGAAATCTCATCTACGTGAGATTCACGACAGTTGACGAGGATGGAATCGTGGACTGTGATGCGCGGCTGGGCAATGTGCCAAAGATCGTTCTCCTTCAAGTGCCTGGTAAACTTGATGAGTGCCCAAAGTGTTGTGTTCGCTGCAATGTTCTGAGGTTTGAAATTGATGCCCTCTTTCACTACATGCAGGCGAGCACCCTCATCTGCTGGGATGATGTAGAAGCGCCGCTTATGACCGAACGGTGATTGTATCTCACCCTCGGTCATAACCTGCTGCTCCATCGCTTTAGTCCACTCCCACACTTGTGGGAACCTATCCCACCAGAAGTCTATGTAGTTCTGCGCTTCACCAATCTCCATGTGGTAGAGCTGCGCGAAACTGAACGCGCTCTGCCAGTACGCTACTCCGAAGTTGATGTTCTTTGCTCGGACGTACTGTTCATAGGTGTAATCTTCACCGTAGAACTCTGCGGCAACTTCCTTATGGAGACTTCTTCCAGTGTCACGATATATTCCTTGGAGATTAGTGTCTCCAGACAAGACCGCAATTGTACGTAGCTCAGCTTGTGATAGGTCACCCGAAATGAAGAGACAGCCGGGATCTGGAATAAACGCGGATCTGATGCTTGGCATTCCAGCTTTAGTTCTTGTAATATTTTGAAGATTTGGGTTAGCTGAGCTGACACGTCCAGATTCAGTTCCATGAATTTTAAATTCAGTGTATATTCGTCCATTGGGGAACCTCCGTAACACAAGACCCTCGAAGTATGTCCCGCGTTGTTTGTCGAGACTCTTGAAGTCGTCATAGACCTCAGTGAAGTTCTTGATACTCTCCCGATTGAAGTCAGTACCAAGAGTATACGACGTAAACTCGTTGTTCAAGATTGTCTCACGAACCAGCGCATCCGTTGAACGTTTACCCATACGCTCAATCTTGGGACGCATGAGGTTGTGCTTCAATCCCCAATCCTCGTAGTACAGTTCTTCCATCTGCTTCGGTGAGTTAGGATTCAGACCTGGCTTCTTCACCGCAGTTCGCATCTTAGTTTTCTGCTTGCGAAGCAACGGCCATACCTCATCTTCAAGAATGTCGCAAGCTACGTCAGCATCGAAGAGATTACCCTCAAGCTCAAGAGCTACGAAAGTCTCGCTGAGGTCAATAAGCATGGACTTGTATGGCTTGTCCCATACATTGTCGTTAATAGCACGTTGTTTGAGAACCTCGAATAGACCGAGACATCCGGCTGTATCGAGTCCGTTGTAATTGTAGAGTTCGTGTCTGACTGAGGTTGTTGCGAGGACGCCGGTTTTCTTGAACTGCTGTACAGAGGGTGATTCGTACTTTGTCCATCCGAGTTCGTCTTTGAGTAGCCATTCAAGTGAGTGACCTCCTGCTCCACTTTCAGGATTACCAGGACGCTCATCCAAACACCAGGAGAGCAGCATACTATCCTCATCCACACGACAATCAATACCCTGCGTTCTGAGGATCTTCACGTCGTACTTGCCGTTATGCCAGAGATACGTGCAACCTTCGATATCCCACAACTGACTGAGCTTATCTTCAAAGAACGCCTTGTTGGTACACACGGCTTCTCCGAATACTACAGCCCGCTCGGGACGTATGGAGAAACCCGCACAGACGACTTGTGCTGTATGTCGCAGACCTCCACGCTTTGAATCAGTATCCTTCTGCGATATATCAAGAGAACCGCGAGTCTCAATATCAGACGCGATCAGCGTGGGGTTCTCACAAAGCTGCTCAAGCATCTGATAGAACGCTACTTCGGCTTCCTCAAGCGTGTCCACTATCCGCACCTTCGGCATATCAGGTGTAGGTAGAGGATCAAGCGCGAGCCTAAAGTCTCGTACTAGATCAGGGAATGTTCCATCATTGCGAATCGCTACAGCCGGATTAGAACTGACTATTACTCGCTGTGTTTTCCCGTTTGACACGCGATTGTGGACATAACCGCGATTCCTGGCAATGCTGGAAACGCCTGTAAGGGTTGAAACCGCCTCGACCCCGCAGGCGATTACGGTGTCGGCCTGAGCGATTTCAGCCTCTAGGCGGCTCTCACAGCAAGCCGCAGCCAGCGCAAAGCTGTTGCCTTTCTCTTCTGCGGGGCTTCCCGATTCACAGAGAACCACGTTAGTAGCGATAACTGTGTCACGTGGAACACCATGCACTTCAAGCAAATGATTCAAAACTCTGCCTGACATTCCAGCAAATGATTTGCCAGCCATAGCTTCCATATGCCCAGGAGAGCGTGAAACAACTGCGATCTTTGCATCCTTTGGGCCAGTTGTAGCAGCGAACGCTCTATCCTTGAATGGACATTTGTGACAGATGGCGCCAGGTGCTTTAGGCTCCATAGGGCTTTCCACAGTGGGGACAAGTGATGTCATTGAGTCTCACCCCATTCGGATGACTTCTCGATGAGAACAGTTCTAGGTTCTCAAATCTGTTGTCGTCTTTGATTCCATTCTTGTGATGCACGCTCTCTCCCTTTACTAGCTTGCGCTCTAGTATGTTCTCCATTGCAAGTCTGTGCTCTGCTCTAAGAATACCAGCTATGCGTCTATAGGCATAACCACCATTCCTAATCGACCTCTCACAACCTTGCCATTCTTCGACAGTAACAAGAGGTTCGTGGTAATCCCTTGGGACAGACTTGATTCCGTAGAGTCTGTCGATTTCTTCCGCTTGTAACATCAGTCCTCGTAGTATTGGCTTGGTGGTGGCTCTATTGTTTCTTTGCGGAATGCGTGACCACCCATACCTAGCTCTAGTGTGGTCTGGAACGGCATACTGTCCATCAGATCCTCACGTCCCATTGCTGTGAGAAGCCTGTCAACCGTGACAATCCCCGCATAGTTGATCTTTCCACTGTTGTAGCTCCTGATATTCTTGGAGCTGATGTTGGCTCTAGCAGCGAGCATGGATTGTCCACCCTTACCACCGTGATGAATGTCATAGTCAATGATCCATTCATCGACATATGGCATGAAGTAGCGAGTGTGGACGTACAATCCTTGTCCACTCCCTGTGCGGGTTTCAAACGAAGGTGTGTCGTACATCAGCTTCCTTAGCCTATCGCGCTCAGAAGCCAGAAGTTTCCTTCTGTCTTTTAGCGGCGTAAGCTTTCGATCAATGTCAGTGATTTCCTCGACGATGCCACGAAGCTTGCTAGCCAGTTGAGATACGAAAACCGACTGTTTATCCTCTGCTATCTGACGTGGGCTAGCCGACTGAGACATTGAGCGCCTCTTCTATTCTAGCATATAGATCCTCAATCGTGCTGCTATTTGGTACAGTCACGTCCGTACCAAAGTCTAGGGTTTCGGAACTGTGCGGATCGGATGTCTGCTTGTTGGTGATACGATTGATAAACCAGATAGAGCCACCGAAGTCCCTGACACGCTTGGCCTCATTGCTATACCTCACGTCAGTCACAACTATGTTACGTCCGTGATAATACCCATTACTGGGTAGAGTGTACTCAAGCCAGAAGTCCTGACCGAACACATCACGATGGGCCTCAGTACCATACCGCTGTAGAAATGAACGGAAGTCCATAGAACCAAGATTATCGTGATCTGTAACTCCTTCAAATTCTTTATTCCATCGTGATTGCTTCAACTCTACGATGATTGATTCATCGTTCTTGTATCTGTCTACATCTGCGAAAGAGATACCAAAAAGAGCAGCGATTGATTGCTTCATGGGATCGGCAAACGCCTTACGCTCGAAACCATGCTGCTTCACCAGATACGCTGCTACAGTATCCTTACCACTACCCTTGAATCCTGCGAGTCCTACGATCATTCTTCTCTCTCCTTAGTCTCACGGAACTCACGTCCGTCCAACGAGTGATGTATAACTTGCTTCCCACCATTCTCGACGTAAATGATATCAGGGCCACAGACACACTCATCCGAGTTCGTGTCGTGCTCTATGATGTCATTTATGGGAATGGTATGAACTGTGCTCATGTGATCCAGTAGGCGAACCCACGACCTCTACGTTCACCACGTATGAGTCCACGCTCTTCAAGAGTTTGAAGAACGATAGTCGCATCCTGTGCCAACAAACGATGCTGATTCATGATGTTACTTCTCAACGCACCAGGATGCTCAGCGATAAACTGAACAATCTTCTCAAGCTTCTTCTCGTTCTTACCCTTGCCGGCATTCATAACCATCTCGATTGAGCTTTCTGCCCAACGTTGAGTATATGATGCGGCATTGACTAGATCGAAATCCTCGATTACTATGTTACCTCGCTCGTCAGGCTTCTGGCGTATAGCAGCGAAGATAATAGCGATCTTCAACAGACTACGACTAAGCCTCTCCATCGTGGGAAGCGCCAGATCCGCAGCTATCGAGTCTTTCCCGGCGCGTAACATTCTACTGTCAAACAGAGAGTTCAGCTTCCATGCATCTTCTGTCATCTTTGCGACATAACGTGGAGGCATGGATATTGACTGACCACCGATCTTCTGCTTCACATCGGTAGCATAAGCCTCGTAGATATCTGCGATCGTATCGAGGATTGATTGGCGCTTGGTAGTATCCTCTGTTGTGGGTGGGCCGAGCGGCCGTAGATCGTCGAGTTCTGCATGACCTGAGACAATAATAAATCGTGGCAGGAATCCCGAATCAATAAATGACTCATCAACCGATCCGAAGATCCGGTTAGGAATACCCCCGCACAGGAATACGAATGCTGGTGACTCAATGATGATCGTCTCTTTACGCAAAAGACGCTTTATTATCGGAGGCACGTTATACAGCTCAGTGAAGGTTTCCTGCAAAGCTGCAAGGTACTCCTTCTTCGTCATGCTCTCGAACAGTCCAGATACCTCATCCCTGTAATACATGCTGGCTCTGTTGGGACGATCAGCAAGCGCACCAAGCAATCCCTCTGCCGTACCATCAGTAGCCACGATCAGGTCAGGATCAATCTTCATCAGGAAATCAACAGCCAAACCCATAGCTGTAGTCTTACGGGTAATAGTGGATTCACCGAGAATCATTCCCCAAATGTTGGGGGCGATTGAACCTGCTGTAGTCTCAAGTCTCACACTAGACGAGACAATAGCAGACAGGACGGTGAGCATACTGATGTTGTGAAAGTCCGGTATTGCATCAGTCGCCTCAGTCGCCCACTCTCTGTAAATATCTAGGAATGTCTCAGTAAGTCTCGGATCATCCTCATCCACCAACTGTGGTATTTCTATGAGGTTTGCTCCAACAACAACATTCTGATATTCCTTAGCGGCTTTGAGTACGTCGCGCCATAGGTGTCCTAGTGGTCTACCGTCGCGGGCGTACTTGTTGCATTTGGCATCGAGAGCTACAGCGAATGTCTCTTCCTCACTCATCCCCACTTTCAGGGATACGTGCAGCAATCTCCAAAGGATTGCAGACCAGTCAGCACCCTCTTCTGGATCTTGTGTGAAGAGTGCGAGGAACTGTGTCTTTGCTAGAAGCTCACCATACTTGTAGATGATCTGCTCTGACTCAAGTATCTCGTCGATGTCAGGCATGTTCTCTTCATGAGATTCCCGTTGCAATCCTACATCGGCTTCTAGGATTTCAAAGATAGCTGGCTCTGCTGTGATTTCTGAGAGCCGCTGTAGTTCAACCTGCACAGGGGTATTGTACTTCCAGTTGACAGTCAGAGGGACACGTAGAAGCTGTCCCAAATCCCAGCCCGACTTATCCGCGCCAAGATGGTATGCTAGGCGACGTGAGTAGTCCTCTGCTTGGAATGGAGACAGCTTAGTAGTCATACGCCAGATACCCTGCCACCTACCAGGACTAGAACGCAGCACAATAGGCGGTGGGTAATCACCAATGGCGTCTGGATTTACAGCATCAAGGTCAGCCCACAAAAGATCGGTAGGTTGACAGTTCTCCTTCTTGCGTTCCCGCTTAGTCAGGAGATTGATGCAAAAGTATACGTTGTCCCTGCGCTCAACCCTGAGAATGAAGTTCTCTACACGTTTACATTCTCTAGGCCATTCCCAATACTGTTGCGCGAATGTAGCCTTGGGAGCGCGAGGGTCAGTTGTGGCGGTACAGAGTATACCCTCTGTATCACCAAACAGTGTCTCAAAGAATCTTAGTCTCTGTTCACTTTTCGCGGCTTTCGTTGTCTCTGTCATATCTCCCGTTTACAAATAAGTGAGGGACACCTGGACTCGTCAAAGGACAGGTGCCCCTCACACTTGTTGGTTGCTAGTCCTCTCTGCTTCTCATAATCGGCCCACTAAAACGATACTCAGTCTTGCCGATCTTGAGGTACAGAGTTTTCCACCAACCACTATCAGGATCGCTCGCATCTACAAGCGTCGTGTGTTCCTCAGCAGCATCACCAAGTACACGCTCCCATTCCTTGTAGTCATCGTACTCAAGTTCAATACGAATGCGATCCTCAGTCCTGACAGCGATCTTAGGCATGTTACAGCAGCCCTGTGCTTGCGCCACCTACGAGAGAACCCGCAGGCTTGACACCCTTCACAGGATTGTTGTACTCTCCTTCGATGATGTCACCTTCGCGTGTGCGCTTTGCCTCTCTCCCAAGAACAACGACACACGGCCTACCCTTGTAATCCTCGAAATCAGGATTGAAGTCCTTGGCACGTACAGCCTCTTCGGTATCACCAAGTGCTACGAAGAAGCGTGCAATCATGCCCTTCATCTTCGCAGCCTTCTCCTTATCGTGATCCTTCGGAGGCACCACGAACTGCGTCCACGCATGACGACCGCCGCCATCCTCATCGGTGAGCTTGAACTCCACCTTAATCATCGGAGTACCAACAGGCGTCCTACCACCAGCGTTCTTCACAGCATCCCACGTGATGTCAAACACTTCCGCGTTGTAACGACCAGGATCGAGTGCTTCAAAGCCACCCATATCCGCATCGCTGAGATTCAGCAGGCTGTCATTAGCCATACTCTTTCACTCCTTTGTTCTGTTGGTTTGGTCGCTAGACTTGTCTAGCTACGCCGCTGCCTTTTTAGTGACAGCGGGAGGGTGAATCATATTCCACATGAGCGGAATACTTGGATCGTCGATGAACTCACCAAGCGAATCAGTCCTGTCTTTCGCTTGTACTCTGCGAGTCCCTTGGAACTGCAACCGACGTACCACTTCTCCTGTGCTGTTGTCGTTGTAGTAGTACCCAACGATATCACAGAAGCCAGGTACTTCGCTTGCCAACTTCCCCGAGAATCCAGGGAAGTATTTGGTAGGCTGTCCTTCTTCCTGCCTACTAGCCATACCAGCCACGAAGATCACGTGACATGGAAGATCACGGAACGCACGTACTAGCTTCCTGATGTGAGAGCGATTGATACCGTACTCTCTAGGGGACGGTACATCAACGTCCACCTTATCAGGATTCCTTGAATACGCGGCTCGCATGATGTACCGCATATCCACATCAGCCAGTTCATCCAGCCTGTCGATCACTACAGTCTTGTAGTGCTCAACCCTACTGATTCCCTTGCTGTCCTTTGTGATGGACGCAAAGAGCTTCTCGTAAATCTGATTGATGCCTGGTGTTTCAGGGTTAGGATCATCAATCTGACGTACAGCTTTCACGTCCAAGTCTTGACGATTACGCAACGTCGTCACGCCACCGTCAACGTCCAAGTACAGCACAGGAGCAGTTTCAGGATGATCCATCGCCGTCCCACACAAATGGGTCTTACCCACACCTGGGTCACCATACAGAAGCATGTTGATCCAGTCAACCACTTGTGAAGGTGGCCTCGGTTGAAGGCTGTCTCTGAGTGTCGTAACACTAGAGGTAGCTGTCGTCGTCATCTTCACCGCTTTCGTCGGTACCGTTGATGATAACTAGCGAGGTGCCGTCCAACTGGGTCAGCGGCCTCACGTCAGGAGGAACTGATTGGTTAGACACCTCGCTAGTCTGTGTTGCCCCATTAGCACCATATTGTAGTTGATGCACCAGAGCATAAACTATGTGAATGGAACAAAGCGGTTGACCCAAGAACAGATAATACGACGGCGCACCACAACCGAATGATGTGCAGCCCATCGTACTACTCTGCTCCGTACCTGGAACACTCTTCACGTAATCATTTGGGATAAGCTTGGGGTATTGCGTCTTTACACGAATCCCCATATAACCTTTGCGCGATCCCTTTTTACCGCCGCTGCCCTGTGCGGGTTTTTTACTAGCGGGTGCCCGTTTCTTTGTCTCTGTTAGCCGTCTGATTGTTTCTGCGTCAAGTGGCAATACCTATCTCCCGTTATTACTTCGTGGTTTTGATTCGGAACTCTCGCGCCACACACTGAACAGCGCCAGTATCTCACTCTGCCGATACGCCACGGCATCCACCACTGTCTAACAGCAAAAGTGTGATCGCCATGACACAAAATCGGTACTATCATGTTTTCCGTTACAGAGCAAGGTAACCTAACCGGCTCATAATCCCGGCATCTTGTTTAGTTCGATATCCACTAACACGGCTGTCAGTGAGCCGTCCACCTCAGGTCTGCGCTTGGATGCAGGAGAGTTCCTTTCATCTCCGCTACTCACCCGGCTCGCCTGAGAGCCTTGTCCTGGTTCCGATGGTTTCAGGTGCTTTGTGGACGGCTCGCTCACAGCCGTTTACACCAGTTCTGATCCGCTAACCGCGTAATCATCTGTCGCGTGTCCTGGTGAAGTTGTCATTGATTAGCTGCTCCCAATCCCCACCGTCGTCCTTTGCAAGACACGGTGCGCGGAACTGACAGCCCATGCACTTGTAGTCATTGGTCATGTTGCGGTAGATTCTCACGTCCGGTGCAAGCATATCCATTGCCTGCTGATACATGAGATATCCTGCTGCCTGCAACTGATGTCTGTTGCGGCGCACCTGCTTCCGTACAATGAACTGGTCAGCACCTAGCTCTTGCAACCAATCAACGTAGTTCTGATGCTTCTCCGACAGTTCTTCGTAGAGGACTGGTGGTTCTTGTTCTTGCATCCACGATGTAAGCATATCGTAGGTACAGGATTCCTCTTTACGATCGACACTGAAGAGTCCACCGCGTACCACTGTCGGGGGTTTCGGGAACGCTTTACGGAGCACGTTGTAGATGCACTCTTCCATTTGTTCACCGGCGTATGGCAGGTCATAATACTTAGCCTCCACTTCTGCCGCGTATAGGTAGCTGGTTACTTGTTCGTCGGTATCGAGTTTTTCAAAGAAATCTTCGTCGATCCTACTTGAAGTCTTATGGTCGATGACTCCAAGTTTGCCATTGGGCTTAGACCAAATGGCGTCCATTCTACCACGGTTATGAACCTCCAACTTCTTACCGTAGTTGGGTGAATGCTCGCGTAGATCGGTAGCCTTGAGAATACAATCGTTCTCAAAATCCCAGATCGGGATTGAGAAGTCATGCTCAACGACCAGTACCTCGAAAGCATCGTTGGCCTCCGCGTACTCCTTATAGAATGTCATCATCTGAACGCCTAGCTCACGAAGTCCATCATAGATGTCTCCGTCTGCGTCAGGAAGGATATCCTCAAGCCCTCGTACAACGTACACAGGCTCTACGTCGAGAACCCAATTACCTTTCTG